TAATACCTGATTTATCAAACGTAGCAAGAAATAGTTTTGGTGGATATTATTCTATTCTTCATTCTGTTTATGATAAAGCAAACTCTACATTCGGTGGCACTTCACTGGCAGCTATTTCATACAGTCAGTATATCAATGCTGATAGATTAATTTTATCAACTAATCCTCCTGCTCGTAGTTATGGCGCAACTGGTGATAAAACAGGTATGATAGCCTTTGATACATCGTACATATACTACTGTGTAGCGAATTTTGTAAACAATACAACTGATATATGGAAACGTACAGCGCACAGTGCGGGTACTTGGTAATATATCAATAAATATTGGCACAAAGGTAAACATCACAATTTGTTATTAGAGTTTGTGAACAGATTATGGAAGGTTGGCCGAGAGGCTTAAGGCACACGTTTGCTAAATGTGCGAACCGTAATTGGTTCCGTGAGTTCGAATCTCACACCTTCCGCCATATAAATAAAAAGTATCAGTGAAGTGTTACGGTAGCACATCGGTCTCCAAAACTGAGGGCGAGGGTTCGACTCCTTCCACTGGTGCCATTACATACTATGCTTCTGATGACGAGTATATTAACCCATCAAAGGAGCTTAATATGAAGAGAATTTTAACTGCGGTAGCTATGCTATTCGCACTTGTTACGGCTGCGTATGCAGACAGCGTTCTAATTATCGACGCACAATATGATCAAGTTACCAACAATGTTAAAGGAAGATTAGAAGCTGCTGGCCACACAGTCACAATCACAACTGATATTTCACAAATTCCAACAGTCACAAGCACTCATCAACAGGTATGGGACCTACGATATGCTGCTGCTCTAACTTCCGGCGAACAGACAGCTTATCAGACATACGTTACAAACGGTGGCTTTGCTTATTTCGTAACTGAAAATCCAGGTTGTTGTCAATCAAGAAACAATTCGGTTGCTGCACTTATCACCAATCTTGGTGGTGGTACAACTACCATTGGCGCTAACTCTGCTATGACTAACAACGTATCCAGCAACGTCAACACAACCTATATGACTGCTGGTATCACGGTCAACTACGCAGCCGTTTCAGCTATCGTCAACTCACAAGGCATTCCACTTATTTCTGATGGTGCTGGTGCTGTATCTGGAATGAGCTGGATTGGTCGTGCTGGTAACCTTGGCCAAGGTGTAACAGGTACTATTGTTACCGTAGCCGACACCAACTGGTTAGATCAATCGCGTTTCAATACTTCTGGTACAACTGCACAACAACAGAACGTAACTGCGCTTGATGATATCATCCGTGGTATTGTTGCTGGTACTGTTGGTGGTACGATCAGTGCAAACGGTAACGGTGCTGCTGCTTCTAACGGTGGTGCACCACCTCCTCCAACTGTAGTATCAACTGCGGCTGGTCCAAATGCAATCGTATCAACAACTACCTACGGTAACGCAACTGTTGTTACTCAGGTTGTAGATAGCAGAGCAAATGGTGGAAAAACATTCACAATTACTAGAGCAAAAACGCCTGTAACAACTACTCCATTTACCAATACCATTGTAACAACACCATCAACTGTAACAACATACAGTGATAATTCTACAGTAACCACAAATGGTACACCTGTAACAACATCAACAACTGGTAGTGTAGTAACTATTGGTCAGACAACATCCGAATCAGCAACAGTATCTGCTGTTGGTTTGAAAGATGCCATGGCTGTTGGTCGCTTCAATCCATTCCTAGTTAATGTGTTATCGACCAAGGATGGTGCATGGGCAACTCCAATCATGGGTTACGCTAAGACCGGAGATGGTTCTTTCCGTAGCAGTTCAATTGGTTTCGGCGCTCAGTCAACAGTTGATGAGAACACTTTCGGTATTGCTGGCACATTCGGTAAATCAAACAGCAATAACTTCCTAAACTCCAAGTCTGAATCTGATACATATGGCGCTACTGCTTATGTCCTAAGCAAGCAGTCAGATATTTGGGTTAAAGCTGCGGTTGGTTTCAGTAGTTCTGAATACGAAACAACAACATCACTACCAATTTTTACTCTTACAAATTCAAGTAAGGTTAAGGCCACCAATTACTATGCTGACGTAACCTTCTATTCTGCTGTAGAATATGCTGGTTTCCGTCCGCTTATTGGTGCTACTGCAATTAACTCAGTGATTGGTTCTAAGGCAGAATCTGGTTCAGCTTTACTATCTACTCTGCCACAGGACAATAAGATCTTTGAAGTAAGACCATATGCTGGTATCAGATATGACTTTAATAATTCTGTTGGTATTGAAACTCGAGTAGTACGCTCAAGAGATTTTAATACCGTTGGTCAGGTTAGATTGAATGCCAAGTATGAAGTGTTCAAAGATGTATTCTTTGATGCTACAGCTGGGTTTGATAAAAGTTCAAACTATACAGCAGCTGTTGGTATGGTTGGCTTGAAGGTTAACTTCTAAAAACTTCCAACACTCGTTCAACGTACTTAGAACGCTCCATGACGAAAGTCTGGGGCGTTTTTTCGTCATCTACTGCAATAATAATTGCGATTTGAGGAACGGAGAACTTATATGTCCACTCAAACATCATTGAATAAACTGTTGACTGAATGAAATAGTTTTCAATCCATTCTTCTTTCTTTGGTTTGCGCGAAGTTTTGAAGTCAATAATTGATAGTCTACCGTCGTATTCAGCAACTAGATCTGTACGACCTGCGCACTTGAGCGCCTTAGAATATAATGGAAGCTCGACTCCCAAGATATTGTCTACATGTCTATCAAGAGTATTTTTAATAGTTTTAAACATTTCTACGTTGATTGGCATCTCATCTTTGTATATGTTCTCTTCATTGAGAATGTAACGTTCAGCTATCTTATGAATGGATGTACCGCGACGAGCAGCTTGTGTTGAGATACGGTTGGCTTCTTCATCACCAACCCTCTTACGCCACTCATACAAAGCAGTCTTATCTGACTTCTCGCTTATGATAGTGGTGACTGACTTGAGCTTTGTAATGCCATCGGGCAGCACATAATGGCGCTGCCCGTCGATTGTTTCGGTAGTCAGTTCCACAAACGGAACGAAATTATGTTTAAACTTCTTCACTTTACATCCTAAAAAACAAGGTTTAGTTTATCTTTTTCTATAATATAGTTCTTTACCATCGAAGACCTAACTATGTCTTCTTTTTGGAAATCAACGAACTCGAAAGATCTCATACGTTTAATAATCTTCATGAAGTCCATAAGTCCATTCTTTTCTTGATCCTTGGTGAAATCAGACTGTCTAAAGTCACCACAAAATATCACCTTACAATTTTTACCAATACGGGTAATAACGGAATCTAGTTCATGACCAGTCAGGTTTGCAATCTCATCAACTATAACGATAGAATCATTAAGAGTAATACCACGAATAAAAGAAGTTGAAATGAAGTCAATGATATTTCTATTCTTTAGATACTCATAAGCATCGCTTCTACCAAACAACTCTGAACAGATAGCATAGTATGGAGCTTCATATACCTTAGCCTTCTCTTTGTTGTTGCCTGGTAGGAACCCCATATCTCTGGTAGGAACTACACTTCTAACAATAACAATTTTTCTATACTGACTGTTTTCGGAAAGGACTTGGTTCAAAGCAAGATAGAGAGAAATGAAGCTCTTACCAGTTCCTGCTATTCCATGAAGCATTAGGTTTCTGTTTTGATTATAAGCTTCGAAAGAAAGCTTTTGATTGTCAGTTAATGGTTCTATTCGTTTAAGATTAAAATTGATTTTTTCCTGTATGTTGATCACTTTTTGATCGGATTGACGAAGGATTCTCTTTTCTTTTCTTGTTAATCTTTTCGCTTCCATTTTTACCCTTTAAAATGTGTTGATGGTGCTTCTGCTTATTCCTCTCTGGCTTTCACGTTTAATATTTTTGAGGATATCTCTGAAGCCAGAGTCAGGCTTCTGTAAACCTCTACCAGAATGAAGTAGAGGAGCACCATTTACTAGTTGCGTTACGTTTGGGTTTTCACTAAGGTAAACTTCACGAGCAGAGATGCTCATGAACTCTTCATACTCTTCACCAGTATCATTGTTTAGAAACTTGTAAGTTGGCATTAGCGTCTATCTTCCTGTTCGGGCCAACTATCTTCATCGGCCATTTCATCATAGATACTATCGTAAGCGTAATCACTTTCTTCGTCTTCTATAAGAGCAGAAATATCTTTAGTTTTTAATGCCCTATCAACTCTCTTTTCAGTTTTCCTTTGAATGTAATTAGATCTTACAACAAAGTTCTCATCACCATCGTCATAGTAATCATTCTTACGAAACTTTTTAAACTGCTTGCTCATTTGGGATAAGTCCTGGAAGTGCCTCTGTTACATGCTGAAGGGTAATGCCCTTGATAGGCTTCTTGTCTTTTAGAGTACAAAGAAGCTCTGCGTCCTTTGGTGCTACATTTTCAAGTAGCTGAACAAACATTGTTTCACGCTTGAGTTGCGCAAGGTTTTCATGGAATCCCTGAATGTAATATGTTAGCTTTTCGCATTCCTTAAGAAGAACATGTTCCTGATCAACAAGATCATTTGGCTTATAAGGAGGTATACCAGGCGGTAACGCCCACTTCACATTAGGATCATAACCAGACTGTAGGATAACCCTCAGTTGAAAACTGTCATTTGCCTTTAGAGCATCAATTTTCTCTTGAGTTTTCTTTAGCTTGCCTACTTTTTCTAAAAATTCTGCCATACCAATTACCATTAAAATTCTCCGATAGATTCCATTAAGTTTTTAAGTTTGTTTGCGATGAAATAATTCATCAGTTTTTCTCTGCCCTTGCCTTCTTGCCTATCATAAGACTCAATGACCTTGGCGCCAATTTCTTTAGGAACATTTTTCAAGTCAATGAGTTCTTGATTACGCATATAATTAGTAAACAGAGGATGGTCGAGCTTGCCAGCAAGACCGAGCTCAAGGAGAGCATCAATTTTCTTTTGAGTCAGCGGCTTTTGACGCTGGCCAATAACAAGACAATTGTCAGGAGAAAGTACGTTAGGAACGCCATCTCCACTATCTCCCTTAAGAATATGCTCTTGTAGATAACGAGTAGGATTGTCATGTGTGATCCACTTCTTACGAACAGGATCATATTGCTTGACACCTTCATGTACGTGCAGCTGAATAAAATCTTTGTCACCCGATAAAATTAATATAGGAGTACCATAATCAGCATCACCAACTAAAGTTGCAATGATATCATCCGCCTCGGCAGATTCAATATCAATAACTCTGTAAGGAAAGTATTCTTTAAGCTCTGAACGAATTTTGTTCATGCATTCGAAGATAGACTTCCAATCCATTTCGGACTTCTCTTGAGCCTTCTTACGATTAGCCTTGTAGTAGGGGAACTTCTGCTTGCGCCAGTAGTTGGTGTTATCGCAAGCAATAACCATCTCGCCATACTCATCAGCAAACTTTGTCTTATATGAGCGGAGAGAGTTTAAGATCATATGGCGAACCATATTTTCTTCTAGCTGGGCGTTCGTATGGTTGCCTAATTGCATAAGCAGATTGGACAACATAACCTGATTCAAATCAACAATGATCACATTTCACCTGTTAGACTATTTCCACGACTTCGCTTTTTTTAAGCTTAAGATTTAGTTTCTCTACAATTCGTAGAGCGCCTTCTTCTTCATCATCTGGTTCGAAAATATTGTCGGCTATTTGTTGGAATGGATGATATATACCATAATGTTTACAAAGGATAGATCTTATTGATTCGACGATAAACGCACCATCTCGGACAATTTCTGTATCTTCGTCATCAGAAATACCAAACCCAGCAACTTCAAGATTGTTGAAGATAATAGGAGCAAGATTAGCAATTGTTTCTTGGATATGATAGTGTTTCATCATTGCAACGTTGCGAGAGATCTCTTCAATCACAACATCATCACGGTTTATATTGTTATTCTTCTTTGGAAATTGAATAACGTTGTTACTATCCATTTGGTTTCCATTTCTAGATATAT